CGCGATTTTCTTGAAGTCCATTATGCTTTGTGTTTTCGGTGTTTTCTCGTTTGCAAATATACGAAATGGAAAAGCCCTTGTCAAGTCCTTCACCGTAACATGTTGAAAACCAATGTAACTTCAAATTCATTAAAAACAGTTTCATGCGGACAATCGTTTTTCAGTGAAATTTCGGTGAAAGATTGGGAGGTAGAAAGTTCACCTTAAAACGTTGGTACAGAAGAGGTCTGAAGGAAGCGAACCTTTTCGGGCGAAAAACGGTTTGTGGGAGGTGGGGCAGGGCGTACGGTACGGCAAAGCCCGTAAAACAGATGTCGGCATACCTGAAAATCGTTCTCTGCAGATTGAAAAATCGTTTGGCTTAGAACGGAAAATCGTTTGGCGCAGAATCCATGGGCGGTTTGGGATATGGCTTTGCCCCAATATATAATAATGTGGCATTTGTAGCCGACATTTATATAAAGAACAAGAAAACATTGGATCATGACATCTATAAAACTAAAATTCAGGCCGTCAACGACTCCGGGCAAGGAAGGCTCAATTGTGTTTCAACTGATATACGGACGCACGGTGCGCAGGATAACGAGCAGGTATAAAATCTTTGCCGGGGAATGGAACGGCGAGGTTGGGAGGATAGCCCTGCCCACGCCGTCCTCGCCGCGTTACGCCCACCTTGTTTCGGTAGAATCGGCCCTACAGTGGGAACTGAACAGGTTACAGCGGATGGTACAGGAAAGCGTCCCGGTAAACCTTGACGAAATCGCTGCCAACTTTTCGTCCGGCATAGATGCGATGGACAGCGTGTTCAACTTCATCCGCAGGCAGATACATCACAAGGAACAGATAGGAAAGGTACGCTCATCCGAGACCTACCGTTCGATGCTTAACAGCTTCACGTGTTTCCGTAAGGGGGTTGACCTGACGTTCGACATGATGGACGGCATGCTTATGGAACTCTACGAGGCATGGATGCGGAAATGCGGATTGACACGCAACAGCACCTCTTTCTATATGCGTATCCTGCGCACCAACTACAAGTTGGCAGTAGAAAAGGGGGTGACACCCGACCGTCATCCGTTCAGGAAGGTCTACTGCGGTATAGACAAGACTGTGAAAAGGAGCCTGCCGTTCAGCGAAATCAAGAAAATCAGCGCTTTGGACCTGTCGCGAAAGCCGAGTATGGATTTCGCGAGGGACATGTTCATGTTCAGCTTCTGCACGCGCGGAATGTCCTTCATAGATATGGCTTACCTGAAAAAGGCCGACCTGAACAACGGTTGCCTGGCATACCGCCGCAAGAAGACGGGACAGCTCATGATGATAGAATGGACCAAGCAGATGCAGGACATCATAGACAAATACAAGTCCGATGGCACAAGTTATCTCCTGCCAATCATTACCCGTGAGGATGGAAGCGAGCGCAGGCAGTACCAGAATCAGATGAGGAAAATCAACAGGCTCCTGAAAGACATAGCAAACCGGGCAGGACTGCCGTTTTCATTGTCAATGTATTATGCGCGCCACAGCTGGGCCACCATCGCACGTGGCAGGGACGTACCGTTGGCAGTCATAAGCGAAGGTCTTGGGCACGATTCGGAAACGACCACACAAATCTACCTCGACTCGATAAAGTCAAGCGAAGTGGACAAAGTAAACCGTATGATTTTGGAGGGGCTTTGACGCAAACGACTGTTTCGAAAAATGTTCCTCTCCTAATATGAGATGGATATTCAGCTGCAAAGGTAGTAAAAATAATTAAACATCAAGTGTTTTGACAAATTTATTTGCGCTTATTTTTCATGAAACGGCAACGGATTAAGCAATTTATTGACGGAATCTTTTTATGAAAACTTTGTAAGCTGTTGGGATTTAGCTGTTCTACAAGAATATCCATCTCATATTAGGAGACGGACAAAAAACGTCATGAAAATCAATATCGACACAAACGCTATTATGAGTAGTGACAGCGATGGAACAATCTTATGGACTTAATAGAAGTCAATAGCTTGGTTTTTGTAACTGCTTGTTGCCGTGTGAATTACGATAGCTTGCAGGATTAGAAAAGATACCCATACCTGAAAAATGAACGACTTCCATACCCCTGTACAAGACCGTCTGCTATGGTTCGTCATGCGCGACCTTAAGCGGTGCAATGCTAAGCAGCCTGCATACAAACTGTTCAAGGATTTGGGGATGGAGGTGTTCACACCCATGGTGTGGAAACTTTCTGTGAAGCACGGGAGGCGTTGCCGGGAAGAAGTGCCCTTCATTCAGGACTTACTTTTTGTGAATGGCACGCGGTTGGCAGTTGACCCTATAGTCGAGAAATACAATACCGTGCAATATCGTTACTTGCGCGGTGGCTACAAAATCCCGATGACGGTCAGGGAAAGCGACATGCAACGCTTCATCCATGCTGTTCAGTCCTCCGAGAATCCGCGCTATTACACGCCTGAAGAAATATCCTCCGACATGATAGGCAGGAAAGTGCGCATCGTGGGCGGTCCGTTGGACGGATATGAAGGGAATTTGCAGAAAATCCAAGGCGCACATGTCAAGCGTCTGTTCGTAGAACTTCCCAATCTCCTTGCCGCTGCCGTGGAGGTACAGCCTGAATACATACAGTTTTTGTAGTTGGCAAGCGGAAAGGGGTAAGTAAACAAGAAGACTTGTATTAAGTTGCTGACCTCATGATATTCAGGCCGTATAGCCTCAAAACAGTATAACCCAACAACCGCACAACCATGTATATGATAGAAGAATTTATATACGAATGGAAACGCCTTCAACATCCCTCAATAGTATCATTTAAATTTGATTGCTAACTTATTTGAAAACAGTTTGTTAAATCAATATTGACAATAGTTTGAAAACAGCTATGAAACAAAAAAGGATAACAGAGGAAGATGGTAGCGATTCTATAAAAGCACCTAATACGGCAATATGGTGGCTTATTGCCTGTGCGATATGCCTCTCTGTCTGTATAGGAGGATTTTTCTTGATAAAACATCTATCCCCAACAATGTGTATATTCTCTACGGGGGGGGATGATTGTACGTCCGCATTGTTTAGCGGCAGCTTTGGAGTGGTGAACGTCCTTCTTATTTTCGCATTGGCTTTTGCTAGTATGATTGTCACGTTTGGTTACCTTTACACTATTCTGAAGTTCATACAACAGAATGACTGGTTGGGTGAGCAAGAGCAATACAAGTATGCCACTTTCGTAAGGGCAACCTTGTCAAGGTACGAATTTGTCATGCTTTATTATAATGGCTTTCTCCATTCCATGATGAAAAAACTGATGTACGGGCATGAAAACGAAGTGAGCAAAGGGTTGAGAGGGTGAAAGGGGTTGAAATGGTTGAATATCAATAGGTTTAAGTGTTAGGGTGGAAATGGGGTGTTTGAAACGAAACGTGCAAAAGGTTGAATTGGCTTTAATTCGGGTTGAATTTTGGGGCTTGAGCGTTTAATGGGTGTTTAAATCCGGTTTAATCTCCTTTTAATTGGCTTTAATATTTAGCGGCTGCATGGCTGGTTTATTCCGGCTGTGTGGCCGCTTTTCTTGTATGCGTGGTAGAATGTACCAGAATAGGGCAAAAGGCGTGAAATAAGCGTGTTTACGGCTGTTTTGGGGCAATATTGCCGCAAGCCGGCAGAATGGGGCAGGGTAGAGGGGGCAGCACATGTGAACGAGTGATCCGGTGAGCTGGGCGGGTGCTTACAGGTGTTTAATGGGGTATTAAATGGCTGTTTGGTTCGGTCCGTTTTGAATGTTTAAATATGGGTAGGGGAGTGGTCGGAATTTTGTACGTTTCGTTTTTTTTGAGGGGTTGGAGATACAGTTGGGGATACATTTGGGGGTACATAGCGATATACATTCAAACCCCTTTAAGGACAGAATTTTTTAAAAAATCGGCTTTTTTCGGGCGATTCGATACCCTTTAATGCCTAAACACACCCCTTTAAAATATAGGTTGAAAATCGTTTAAGTTGCTGATAATCACCGTTAAACGCATTAAATGAGAGAAAAACGCATAAAAAATAATATAAATGCCCTGATTAGAGGGTTCAGGGCATGTATTACGGGGGTACAAGTGTGAACGCAGGAGCATACCCTCCTATCCTGCATTTGCAGTACCTCCAATGTTGGCATCTCCAGCAGTTTTTCCCAACTGTTGCTCAAGTTGTCTTATACGCTCCTTAAGTTTGCCAATTTCTTCAGCCTGCTTAACTACCTTTTCAAGAAGCTTTGAGTTAGTACCTTCCCAAATATCAGTGCCATCTATTGGTTTTTGTTCTATTCCCGTTAGAATCCAATTTATGTCAGTTTCTGGAAATGCGTCAACTATTTTTGTCAGTTTGTCAGAACCTATGGCACTATTAGGTCCCATGTTACTGATATTGCCACGACCAAGACCACATCGTTCTTCAAATGCCCTGATAGACAAGCCTTCAAATTCAGCCATTTTGATTAATCGTTCTTTTATTGTACTCATATATACGTTTAGATAAAACAATAAATGACATAAATAAATGCCATAATATTATTGCGTGTCAAAAATAAGTGTTATCTTTGCAACGTGTTACTACTTTAACGGGCTTCAAAAATACAAAAAAAGCGTCGGATGGGCAAGTAATACACTAACCCATTAAGTAATAGAATTACAAATCATATAAAGTAAAAGGATATGGAAACAACCTCAAAACGTTACGTAGATGTAACCAATGCAGCAAAAACCAAGTTGGCGAAGCTGTTCAAGTGTACTGAAACCTTTGTGTATATGGCACTGACCTACCGTAAAAATTCGGATTTGGCGCGTAAGGTCCGTTATGTTGCCGTTCGTGACTATCAGGGTAAGCCGATGCACCACTGCCCTGAATGCGAAACCCTGCACAATACAACCAAAGACGGACGCAGCGTTATGGTTCAGAATTTCGATAATGGTGTGCAGTTGATTGTTGACAAAGGTAATGGAAATGTGGACCTGTTCAACCGCAAAGGTGAACGGCTCAACCATTGGGATAATGTGGATTTTCCGAAGCTCTCAGAAATACAAATAGAGGCGGAGGCTATGTAATGGAGGGCAAGTATGGAAGTAGTAAACGGAAAAATATGTATCAGTTACGCGGAACTTACAGGGCGTATTATAACGACCAGTAACCTTAAAGCTTTGGTGCGGAAAGGTCAGGTCGAACAAGCCCAAAAGGGAGGTAACGGACGTGCAGCCCTTTACGAAGTTGACAGCTTCCCACTGAAATGGCGCACGGAGATATACAAGCGCTACCCTGATTTGCAGGAACAGGCAGACAGTAAGGAGTTTTTAGACACCATACAGCCAGACGGCAAAGCATTGGACTATTACCAAGGCTATACGCTGGCAGACGGCCGAAAATTGCCCGATGATAAGGTTCTGGAGTATGCCAATAATTGCGCTGTAATGAATGCTTTCCGCCGTTGTATCGAGGACTGCCAGAGCAAGCGCAACAGAGCCGGAAAGAAACGCCCGCCCCTGGGTGAGTTTTGGCGCAAGGCTGCCAATTCGCTTGAATACCTTGCGGACCGCTTTCCAAACTCATTGCCACGCAGTGCCAGACGCTTACAAATGAAGTTCAGCGAATACCTGGAGCAAGGTTATGACTGCTTTATTTCCGGCAAGTTCCTGAACGGTAACGCCGGCAAGGTAGTAGATGAGTTCCAACGCAGTTATATGTCGGCTTTGGTCTGCCACCCCAACAACTTACCTGATACTAAGATTGCAGGGCTTTACAATGCCATGGCAGAACAACAGGAATGGGAACCAATCACCGCCGCAACTGTTGGCGTATGGCGCGAAAAGTTGGGCGCAGTGGTAACAGCCGGACGCTTGGGAGTGTCGAACTTCCGCAACCATGTAACTATGCAAGTGAAGCGCAGACGACCGAGTACGCCGTTCCTGATGTGGTCGCTTGACGGTTGGACGGTTGAACTTCTTTACCAGTCCACCAAGACCGATAAAAAGGGGCACAGCGTAACCACCTACACCAACCGCCTGACTATGGTTGTGGTTCTGGACGTGTTCAACGATTACCCTATAGGTTATGCCGTTGGTTCGCATGAGTGTCCGGAACTGATAAAGGCAGCATTACGCAACGCCGCGATCCACAGCCGGGAGCTTATGGGCGAAATGCTCAGAGCTTACCAGATTCAAAGCGACCGTTACGCAATCAAGACCATGCACGACCTTTACGCCGTCATGGGTGGCAAGGTGACACCGGCACAGGCTCACAACGCAAAGGCAAAGCCCGTAGAGCCTTATTTCAACCACCTGAATACGACTTACTGCCTTCTGTGCAATAATTGGTCGGGATTCGGTATCACTTCAAACCCAAAGCGACAGCCCAACAGTGACGCACTGAACCGGAAACGCCACAGTTTCCCCGATGAAGCCGGCGTAAGGGCGCAGATTGATGAAATGATGCGGCTTGAAAGAAAGTTGAAATATGGGGCCTACGTTCAAGGTGCTGCCAAACTGAAAGACGAACACCGTCTGCCGTTGAGCCGTGAAACATATCTGCTGAACTACGGAGCGGAAACAGGGTTTAAAAATGTGCTGGAGGGTTGCGGGTTGCGCCCCACCATTTTGGGAGTTAAAAGGGATTACGATTGTTTCGACCTGACATTCCGCGACCACGCTTCTGAACGCTGGACGGTGAAGTATGACCCTGACGACCTCAGCCAAGTGCTTGCAGTGAATGCCGACGGCAGCCGCCGTTACATGCTTGAGGAGAAATACGTGCAGCCTATGGCACTGGCAGACCGCCAGCCGGGCGATGCGGAACAGTTGGCAAGGATCCGAGAGTATAACAAGCAACTGGAAACAGCTAAAGCCCAGCAAATGGCCATAGACCTGGAACGAACGGAGCAGCTTATCCACGGAACCCCAGCACTGCGCGGAAGTGTTGAAGACCGCCTCCTGCTGACGGACAGCCGGGGACAGCACAAGAACAACCGAAGCCTCAAACGTCTGGCAGCCGCTGAAATTGAAGCCATAGAGGTGGAAACAGTGGAAATGCCGATAAGCCAAGGAGCCAACCGGACAGACGCGGCCGAATACAGCGCCAACGATTACTCGATATTCTAAAACATTGATTTAACAGATACTTAAATACTTTTTAAATATGATGCAAAAGGACCAAAAACAACAGATTTGCGACCAGCTGCGCGCATATTGCGACCAAAAAGGTAGCCAGAACAAAGCAGCCAACAGCATGAACGGAGTAAGCTCTGCCACTATCAGCAAAATACTTGCCGGTTCATGGGAAACAATCAGCGACGAAATGTGGCGCACAGTAGCCGCCCAGACCGGTGGAAAGGTAGAGGGTTGGCAGGTGGTCAGTACACAAGCCTACGATCGTATGACCTTCACCCTGACCAATGCCCAGGCTGATGCCCTGGTGCTTGCCGTTACCGGTGAGGCAGGGAGTGGCAAAACGGAAGCCATTAAGAACTATGCAGCCGGACACGCCAACGCCTACCACCTGACCTGTTCGGAATATTGGAACCGCCGCACTTTCATGCACAAACTGCTCAAGTGCATGGGCGTGGGTGTCAGCGGTACCACGGTGGGCGAAATGATGGACGATATAGTGGACACGCTCAAACGCAAGGACGCGCCCCTTATTGTACTGGATGAAGCCGACAAACTGACTGACCAGGTGCTTTATTTCTTTATCAGTCTGTATAATCAGCTGGAGGGACATTGCGGCATTATATTGACCGCCACCAGTTTCCTTCAAAAGCGCATAGAACGCGGTGTGCGCCTGAACCGTAAAGGCTATGCAGAGATATACAGCCGTATCGGCCGCAAGTTCGTAAAACTGCCTTTGCTCAACAGCGAGGACATAGCCGCCGTATGCGTTGCCAACGGATTGAACGACAGCAAAGGTATTAACAGGATTATAAACGAAAGTGAGGGCGACCTTCGCCGCGTTAAACGCAGTGTATGGGCGACTTTGAAAGGAGGTGAAAGATGAAAACGAAAGTATTATTAAAGAAACTTTGTTTGGTCGTGGCTTTGGTTCTGGCGGTCGTTGCCTGGGTGGCTGTTTACCTGCTTTACCTGCCTTTCGGAATTGCCCGCGCATTCATAGACATAGACGGCTTTAAAGAGTTTTGGGAGTGTCTGGATGATTGCTTCCACAGTATAAAAATTTGGTTTTTGAAAGGATGGGCAAAATGAGTTACAAGATAAGCCTCGGGCTGGAAGCCGCCAAGGTACCCGATTTTATGGCCTTGTGGCTTGAAAAGGATCTGCCGGTGGATATTGTTGCAAAGCAAGGCACCCACAAAGGAAAGCGAATAATAGAAGTGATAATAACAGGCACTGGCTTATATGATATAGACCGTAAAGAAAAAGCATTTAATAAGGTTATGCGTAGCACCGGTTTCCTTGAAATAATGGAAATAGAGTCAATACAAATAAAAAATTAAATGATATGAGCAGAGCAATAAGTAACATGAATGTGCTTGCGGCACAGTTTGAGGTGGCCGATTTTGACGGGCCATATTTGGCCAGTTTCGGCCGTCCCGAGCTGCGCGGTTCCTGGTTTATCTGGGGCGGAAGTGGCAGCGGTAAAACCACTTTCACCCTGATGCTCTGCAAATACCTTTCTAAGTTCAAGCGTGTTGCTTATGATTCGCTCGAACAGGGTTTGAGCCTGTCCCTTCAAAAAGCCTGGGAACGTGTAGGCATGGCCGAAGCCGGTAATAACATTGTGCTACTTAACAAAGAGGAATTACCGGAACTGCGTACACGTTTGGCAAAGCGGAAAAGCCCCGACATAATCGTAATAGACAGCATCCAGTATCTGGATAAATTCTATAAAGACCAGTACAAGAAATTAAAAAATGACTTTCCGGATAAACTGTTCATCTTCATAGGTCAGGAAAAGACCGGTAACGGTGAACCTGCCGGAACAATGGGGGTACACATTCGGTATGATGCAGATATAAAAATCCATGTAGAGGGTTTCAAGGCTTTTTTTACTACCCGTTACGAGGATTCAGACAAAGGCGAGGGCGGCGCAGACTTCATAATTTGGCAGGAGGGTGCAGACGCATATTGGTTAAATCAAATCAAGAAATAAAGACTATGGGAGAAAATAAAACAATGGACCAGATCCACCGTGGATTGCTTAAGAAGTTCCACACCCTTTGCGGTGTGCTTCACATGACAGAGGACCAGAAAAAGGACCTTTTGTCGAGTTGGGGCGTGGAAAGCAGCCGCGACCTGGACCAACACCAACTAATAGACATTTGCGCGAAATTAAGCGAAATGGTCAACAAGAAACAAGGCAGAGCCACGCTTGACCAGTTGCGCAAACGAGTGATAGCGGCGATAGGCAGTTGGTTACGTTCCACCTATCAAAGCCAAGGAATAAATAAAATCAAGGGCATAGCCTGCCGGGCTACCGGTTACGATGACTTCAACAAGATACCGAGGGAGCGACTTTATAACCTGATAGCGACCTTCAACAACAAGGTAAAGGATTCGCAGTCGGTTGACAGTCTGACCAATGCCATGCTGATGCAGTCGATAATGGGTGGTTCAAAGGGCGAAGCCTGATAAGTTAAACCATAAAAATAACGACGATGAGCTGGATTACAGAAAGCAACAGGCAGAAACATTTCAAGTATGCCATTTTGTGCGGCTTTGTAGGCACATTTCTGTTTGCCCTTGGCGTTGCCATGGGGCTGGAGTATAAAGATTATGCCTATGGCAATAAATGGGACTGGCTGGACATAGCCGCCACCCTTTTAGGCGGATTGGTCGGTCAACTGTTACAGGTGCTGCTCCTGTTCTTAATTTATTGGTGCTGATATGGTAATAATGAATGAAGTAAAGCAGGTTATTAAAGAAATGACCTGCTCAATGGAAAACGAAGAATATATCGAGTTTATGCGTGAATTGTCAGACTGGGCGGGTTCACAGGCCGATATGGCGGAATTTGTTCCCGACTATGAACCGGAGGACGATTAAACGGTATTTAATAACTGATTAAAAACAGATAAAATGGAAAAAGTAGAAATGACAGCGGAAGAACGCAGAGAATTTGAAGCGTTCCGCGCAGAAAAAAGGAAAAAAGAAGCCGCAGAGCGTCGCAAACAACAGCGTGCCACCTACCAGCAAATGGTCGATGACGAACTGGCACAGGCAGTCCCGGAACTTCGCAGATTAAGCCAGGACATACGCACCGTAAAAGGTGCGGTTTTCGGTAATTTCCAGACCGTGTTACAGATGAAAGAGGAGGTCGTAGGATTCAAGGAAGACGGGCAGTTCAGCCACACATTTACCAATAGTGAAAGCACCTTGCGTCTTACTTTGGGTGTCAATACGGTGGACGGCTGGTCTGATATGGCAGAGACAGGCATCGCAATGGTACGCAAGTATATTGAAAGCCTTGCGACAGATGAAAAGACCAAAACCCTTGTAAATACTGTGCTTAGGCTGTTGAGCAAGGACAAACAAGGCAACCTCAATGCAAGCCGTGTGCTCCAGTTGGCAAAAATGGCGGAAGAAAGTAAGGATGAGCAGTTCATTGAGGGCGTTAAAATCATTCAGGAAAGCTATATGCCCACTGAAACACGCCGTTATATCAGAGCGCAATATCGTGATGAAACAACCGCCAACGGCTGGCGAAACATTCCGCTTGGGATAACTGACGTTGATTTGATAGAAACGGAGCCGGAACCTGCCAAACCGGAGGCTGAGGTATAAAAAAAGGGAGGTGTAAGTTCATTTGCTTTGCCCGAAAGCCCACGACCAGACACCGCCCGATGTAAAAGGACGGTGCAAAGGTAGTAAAATTCGGGCAAATGGCAATGAAAAAAAGGTTTAAAAGTACTGTGGCGCGTGCGCAGAAAATTAAGGAAATCACAGCCTTACATTATGAAGCCGGGAACCAGGCAAGATGTTACAGGGCAGTTTGGCGGCATTGGATAGAGCCCGAATTTCGGATCTGTTACCGCACCTACCTGAATTATTTAGGCATTTTGGAAGAAGAAGCAGAGAAAGCCCGGCAATTTGAATTACCCCTCTTTTCGGAGTAATTGAAAACAATACCCCTGACAGCGTAAAAACTGCCGGGGGTTATTGTATTACTTTGGTGATGAAATGGCCACAGAAGCGACAGAAACGGGCTTAAATGGCCTCATGGCGGTGCAGTCTTGTGCAGACGTTACCAACCGTTCCACATTTTCCACGAGTTCGGTGTGGTTATGGTTCGTTGCTGAGGTCGTAAGCTGGAAGCCGGCGAAGCCTTCCCCGCGCAGCCCCTGCATTTTGGCGTTAATGCTGTTGATGAGGTCGAACACCGCCAAAGCTTCGGCCATTCGCTTGTCCTTATGGCCATGAACCGGAACAGCACGGGTAACAATGTGGAGGCGCACGGCGATATCGCCCCGACGTGCCCCGGTATTCTGCTGGTGCCAGTCGATTTGTTCAAATTCCACGAATATGGCGGGTGTTTCAAAGACAGAACCACCACCGAGGAGGTTTACCTGGTCGTTCCAAAGGTCAATATAAGGCACCCCTTCAGGAAATGCCGCGGTCGGTTCAATGGACGAAAGAGCGTCCGCAATGGCTAAAAAAATGGCTTTTCTCATTTCTTCAAAAAATTGGTTAGTGACAAATTATATTTTTTCAGGTTGTCCTCAATCACGTTTCGGATCAGGCGTTGGGTTTCCGGTCCGTCTCCGATAAACTGGCGTTTGGGCATGGTGAATTTTCGCGTATGGGCACGGACCGTGTAGGTTTTCCCCTTCCTGCTTCTTCGGGTGTGTGACTTTACCGGTTTCCTGCCTGTACCGCCTTCGTTGTGAATTTCCGCGTATGCGAGTGCAGACGAAAAGCGGACACCGTTACCCTCTACACGTCCCTGAGTGGAGCGGCGCATGGCACCGGTCACAATCAGGAGCGAACCCCTGGGGTAATCGTGTGCGCGTGGCTTCCATTTCTCTGTAAAAAAAGCCTTCCGCTCAAAGTTGCGGTCGAACTCATCGGATAGCTCCACCCGCATGTCGTTAAGAATGTCGTTTTTTAATTCGTTGGCACTGAGCATTTACTTTGTTTTTAATGATTGATTTTCAAAATAAAAATTGTAATTTTGCGACATGGCAAAAATTATAGATAAAATAGAGGAATGCCCTTATATGTGCGAGCACTGCAAGCACTTCATAAAAGGTTTGACTTGTGCAGCGTTTGACATTATCCCGATTGAGATTGTGCAAGACGGTGCAGAGAGCCACAACCATATATTTGAGGGGCAAAAAGGTGATTATGTCTTTGAACCAGCAAGACCACGTGATACAATGCGTGTTTATGTTGATTCAGACGAAGCCCCAGAGGCTTGATGCTTTTTTGCATATAATTTCCTTATTAAAGTACCAACCGCAACCGCAATAGGTCGCGGTTTTTCGTTATTGAGATATTCAGACCACGCCTCTGCTATAAATTCAGCTGCATTTTTATGCCCGTATGTGGACAGGTTTTCCACAATATGCTCTTTGCCTTTTGCTCTTTCTTCATTATACATTTTCAGAAAATCAGCATGAGTTCGCAGGCCAAGCAATCGGTCTATTTCGTGCCCGAGTTCATGGTCGAAAACAGCCTTTAAAGTGCCTGTTCCAGGTGGGTGCCATTTGCTTTTTACATCAGAAGCCAAAGAGTCGTCTATTTTTTCACCTTTCCACATGGTATTAAAAGCAATGCCGGCAAGCCCCCATTCACTAAAAGCCCCATGTGAATAGGCATATACATTTTTAGAGGGACCGACTTTATAACTTTTAATAAATTTTTTGGCGTATTCCATGAGATAGTCATCCCCAAGGCTTTCATATCTGGGGTCTTCTTTTAGTTCTTTGAACTTCCTTTCTACAAGCAACTCAACACGCCCCTGAATGGTGCCGACATACTGTGTTGTTTCTTTTAATTCAGGGTAACACTGGAAATGCTTTTCTGCACTTCGGAATATAGCCTCAATTTGCGCCATTTGTTTTGACGTGAAGCCTTTCAGTGAGCAGTTAACGCCCAATTTATCACGGAAAAACTGCTCTGCTTCCGCTATTGTTTTAGGGGTCCATTCCGCAGGTGTATAGCCGTCAATCGCTTGTTTGAGTGCTTCCGCTTTAGGTCCTTTGTAATATGGGTGCTTAGGCGGGAACAGAGCCAGTTCCTTACCCGGATTGAACCGGAAAATCTGCTGTTTTGCCGTTTCGGTGCAATTATCACCCCGTTTCATGGATAATTCAGGGTCAGAAAGCGGATATTTCCCTTTTCTGACCTGCACGGCTGTACAGCGACAGTTCCACCCATTTGGCGGCAGGTATTTGCCCCAAAACGGGTCGGACGGCGGCAGGGTCGTACCGTTCAGAATGGCGTGATCCTCACGCACGCGGTCATCTTCGGCCGTTCTGTACTGTAGGTCGTATTTGTCGCCGTCAGCTTCAAACCGGTGCCAGCGTGCAGCCATGAGGGAAGCGCCGACCGCGTGGTTATATTCCGCGTACAGGTAGTTATGATTATACCTGTTGTTAACCTTTACCGCATCCTGGTGGAACGCTTCAAAGGACTTTATGTTTCCTTTCTCATCGAGCAGGGAGAGCCCCACTTCGCGGAGAGAGTGAAACGCCTTCAAGCCGGAGAAAATAAAGGCGTTGTTTTCGAGCGCATATCTGACCGTTTCCGGAACTTCATGCGGAAGCCCTGAACTGATACCCGTTACCAACTGTTTTAATGTTTCACCGATAAGCCGGCGAGCTTCGGGGGTATTCATTTGGGCATTATCGAATCCACCGGCATGATAAACCATGTCGGCAGCGTCAAAAAATGCCGTATCGTCGAAATCAGGGCGTTTGTCGCCTTCCGCAAGTTGCAGGAGGTCTCCGCTATACAAGTCGCCCAAAGCGCGGTTAAACGCAAGATATGAGCCCCGCAGCCCGGCATCAGGGGCGGGGCTCAGTCGAAAAAACGGTCCGGCTGTGTTTTCGCTTCGCGTGCCCCGGAAATCTGCACGCCGTATTTATCCGTGAAATATTCCGGTGGAATTTCGTAATACTCCAGGAGCAGGCGTTCAATTTCGCGCTGTTCGGCAGGCGTGTAACTGGCCGCGTTGTTCCATTGGAAACGCAACCCCTGGACCGGGAAGCCGTGGCGCACCATGAGCGGCAACAGTCGCCCGTTAACCACGTTGGCCACCATGGCCGCGTCGCTTTCGGTGACACGCTCAAAAATTTCAAGATGCACCTCCGACTGAGACAGGGACGAACCCGAATCAATGGTCATGGTTTGCATCAAAATGGCCTTTGATAGTTCCGAGTTGCAGCGATCTACCCGTTTGTCATATACGTTGTAAGCATCGCCCCTGCTTGTTTCTTTAATTTCAATGTCGGTGCCTTCCGGGAACAGTCCCCAGAAAGCCGTACCCATGGTTTCGAGTGCATTTTCCACCCTTCTGCGTTCCTCTTCGTCAGGACTGGAAGTGTGAGCCACACGCATAGGCAGCCCGAAAATTTCGCCGAACATATCCCAGAACGCCAGCATATTTTTTTTGCTGATGCAGGACGGGCAGCATTTCAGCAATAAACCGAGGTCGCGACCCTTACCCACAGGAATAACCCAGTTTGCAAAGTCCCCCTCCACATAGGAAATACCGCCGCGCCAGTCGTCGCCCGGTGATTTGACCACGACCCCATATTCGGGTACAACATGTTTGCGGGGCACGAGTTCCACCCCGTCATAACGCATAATGCCGTTTTCATCGTTAACAATATCGCCCAGCTGTATAAGCGTAGGACCCCAGAAACGTGAGTCCAGGGCAAGATCCATAAAATCGGAGAACCATTCCTGTTGCAGCAGTTCCGTGGCTTCTGCGTTTTCCTTGCCGTCCTGACCTACCAGACGGAAGTCCTTTTGCAGCGTTTTTCCTTTGCGCTGGCCGATACAGCCGGACAGGTGAGCGTCCAACACGGCATCTCCGTAAATGTCATAAAGCCGGCTACGGTTCGGGTTTTCGTAGTCGATAGCCATTTGGTGAGCGTTGCGCCAGTCCGCTATATCTTTTTTTGTAAGCGAGTCGGATTGCTGGAGCAGTTGTGCCGTCAGCTTCAAACCTTTTCTGCTTGAAGCTTTCCGAGCCAGGGTCATTGTTTCCGACCGTGTGGGGCGGTCGAACCAGTCCCGTATATTTGATATTAAATTAGCCATTGTTCTGTTTTAAGTTAAACGTAAATTTCCTTTCGCATCGAGGCGGAGCCTGTCAGGAGCTGCCAAGCGTACAGCCGGGGCAATTATTGTAAGCCTTACCGTCTTGTAGTGTATTGTGTTGTTTGTGGGTATCACATGCACCCTTGCGGTTCCCGGTTCCCTTGGAACAATGCGCCCGTCCGGTTCAATGTAGGCAGCCGTTCCGTCCGTTTGGTAAATGATGTTTTGCAGGGCAGAATATGGCAGTACCTTAGCCTCGATATAACGTGGCACAGGGTTGCCGATAGTTACGGGTTCCGGTTCTTTTACACGTAAGCCGGAGGGAATGGGACGCGCCACCATTTCCGCACGCTTTGCCACTTCTTCCACTTTCTGGCGTGTTTGTTCCGTCAAAGCCTGCTCCGTTTGTGCACTGACGGCAGCGTTTTGGGCGTTCTGTGTGGCTACTTTGGCCGCTTCGGTAGCTGTGTTGGCTTTACCGGTAGCCGTGGTGCAGTCAGCCACTGCCTTGCTTGATACTGTCTCCAGTTCCTGTGCACTTTTTAATACGTTTTTTGTGGCTTTATTGGCTGCGTCGGTGGCTGTATTGGCACGGCTTGCCGCTTCGTTTGCCGGCCGTTGAAGCAGTTCAATTTGAGCCTCTGTAAAATCTGCGTATGTAAACGGATCCCCTTTGTCCCCTTTGATGCTTAGTAACTGTTCAGGGGTGAAGTCCTCAAACGTGAACGGCAGACCACGTGTGTAAGCTGCGAGCGCGTCACATTCTATCACGCCGTCTGTATCGGTGGCAAGGTGCCAAAGGTTCACACTGATTTTTTCCGGATAATAGACATTTTGTAAACCGTCCGGCATAAGGTCGTTAATGAGCTGGAGATGCAGTTCCCTTGTCAAATCACCTTCACAAAGTCCGTGGTTTTTAAAAATAACCAGCAGTGCGTCCCCGTCCGGGGTGCAGTTCTTATATATTCCTTTTGTTCGCGAAGCAGTAAAAGTGTTCCCGTGCTTGGTGCGGTATTCAATTTTGAAATCCACGTCAGGCAAAGCAACAAAGCTGCCGTCACCATTGCGGAAGCGTTCGCGCAGGATAAAGTCGCTTTTGTAGTTAATATGTCTGATCTGTTCCATTATGTAAATCTTAAATATCCGTTAGCATCGAGGCGGAGACCGTCAGCGGCGCAAAGCCTGAGACGTGGCGGAACCACTTCAATGGTCAAAGTGCGGTAAATGCCGGTGTTTCCGGTAGCCACCGCGTAAATGCGTGCCGTTCCTTCTTCCATGGGAACAATTTCCCCGTCCGGTGTCACTCTTGCCGCCGAATTGTCGGCATAAAAGAAAATCGAACCCAGCCCAAAGCGCGGGAACAGTTCCGCCTTGATTTTCGGCAGCATGGTGTTTGTAACCGTGACAGAGCCCGGACACTGTTTAATATCAATACGAATCGGTGCGGCCAGGTTCTGCGAGGACAGCGAAGCCACCAGCGACTCCACCAGGGCGCGGGCAGCTTCCGACTTCTGGAGTTCCGCGGCGGCTTTTGCCACGGCATCATCCACCCCGGCCAAACGGGTGTCGATATCCTGCTGAATTTCCGGGATATTCGTTTCAATGAACAAAGCGAGCGCATCGCGCACATTACCGCAGTGTTCCACCAATTCAAAGAATAGTGACCCCACCTGCTGTGCTGTCACCGTCTTGGCCGCCACCGCGTCGCGAATGGCAACGGCACGGGCCGCGAGTTCGGCCGTATTAAGCTGCGGAACTGGGATAGGTGTAATATTTTTCATTCAGATAAAAATTAAAATTATGCGAAAGTATCGTCAAACGGATTTTGGAAAATACGCGTGAGGTGAATCTGCGTATTTTCTTTCGGTGGCCGTCCTGCCATAATATCTGCCAGAGCATCCTCCAGCGGGTTAATGAGCATTTGTCCGGAACGGTGAGGTCTGACGACGACAGAACCGGTAACTTTGCCCGGAGACGTGGAGGACATGAGGTAGGTAAATTCCAAACGGCCGATATCGGTTGCCGGTGCGAGTTTTCGCACGCTGTAGGCTTCGCGAATGGTCGGGGCTACTATGTCGTCGGCTTCATATTCCAGAACCCGGCCGTCCGACAGGGTGTCGGTCAGTGATAAGCCGTTACGCCTTATCAGGGAGAACACCCCCTCGGCAGAACCAAGGGCGATAATGGCAATATCTATGAGCGACTGGCGGTCTTTTACTTTTATTTCCATAGCTATGAAATTGTAATTACGCCGTTATCGGCAACAGTTATATTTGCGACATCGAGACCGACGGCGCGCAGCATCTTTTTCGTATTTCCCGGCCAGAATTTGTCGCGGTTTGCGGCAAGCATTCCGGGAGCGTCAGCCCCCAGCAGCGGCATTTCCTTGAAATCTCCTGGCATGGCGCGGAGGACCGTTTCGGCAATGAAGCCGGAAGCCTCTGCGACGACGGCAGCGCGGTGATGAACGAGCAGGTCCGCCGTTTCCGTGTTGATTTGAAGTCCTGTAATAATCATTGCTTAATCTTTGTATTTTCGTAATCTGACTTTTTAAACGGCTTGGCCGTTTGGGCTTTGCTTGTTGTCGGGCTTATCGTGCCGGTTGGCCCGGTTCCAACCGTAGCAGTTGTAATGTGCGTATGGTTGTTATAGGCATTTATAAGGCTGTTAACCGTATCTTTCAACTCATTCAGTTTGTCGGTGAGTTTCTGGATAATGACCAGTCCGTCCAATTCGCCCCCATTGAAAATAATATCTTCTTTGTTTATGTCTGCGGACATTTTGGCCGTTTTTATCCTTATCCCTTCCGCGTCGATAGCGGCGGCCGTTTCCCCAATCACCATTTCGGCCGACTCTATTTTGTCGGTGGCCAGCATCAGCCCGGCGGCACCGTCAGCCATAAAACCGACCACAACAAACGCCCCTTTTTCCGGATAAATGACCTGTCCGAAATCAGAGCCCTGGTTAGCCTGTAGGTTCACCCCGAGAAGCGGCGCCCCCTCATTAACCGGGGTGCAGTCAATGGTACGGGCTGTTTTATCCACGTCGTCCACGATGCAGACCAGGGCAACGGTTTCACCGTCCTGCTGTGCCAATTTCCTTATCGCGTCTTTGATATTGTCCATTACGTTAGAATTTAGCCGATACGCAGCCCGAGGGAAATTTCCTGCCTGTAGCCGGTATCGCCGTATTTAATTACATTCTTTTTCACCTGATACACGCCCATCTTTGTGCCGTCAATAATAATACCGACAGCATCCAGACAGTCGACCAGCGTATGCCCAAACGTGGTAAACGAGCCGGAAAGCCCGTCCCTTTTGAGGCGTTTTATTTCCTGCTGTGCCCACGCTTTCAGTTCGCTTTCCGTCTTGTTATATGTGTGCAGCGTGCGTTGTTCCCCGTCCGCGTCTCCTGCTTCGACCTTTATTTTCTTGTTGTCCGGCATGAGACTGACAGCTTTAACACGCAAGCGCATATTTTCTGCTTTCTGCTGTTTCAGATTTTGGTCGGAAATGATGTTAAACCCGGTTTTGAAAACCTGTGAGGGCTTGTTGTCGCGTTCAAACAATACACCGCAGTACAGAACCGGTTCCCCTTCCTCATAGCGGAAAAATGAGCGTATGCCTTGCTGGGAAAGTTTGCCGAGCAGGGCGGCCACAGTGTCAGCCGTTACACGGTAAGCCCCGAGCGACTGTTCCCCCATGACATTGAGCCTGTAAGAAATGCCCTGGTCCTTGAGCAGTTTTTCAAGCGTTACAGAACGGTAAGCCATTTTCTTTGCCGGCATCTGTTTCAGGTTGAACATATCATCCTCGCAGGTTATGACTACCGGGGTTTTGAATCCCACATCACGGACAAACCCGGAAAAAGCCGTTTGCAGGTTATCATCGTAGCCCAGTGATATGGTTACTTTGTCGCCGCGCTTGACCGGTATCTTTTCCGAACCGTCCCACTTTAATTTTTTGGGCAAAGTGATTTTTGCTTCGGTCGTCAGTTTGTCCGTGTCCCGCACAATTTCCACAGCCGTAACGCATTCAACGGACCACGTGCGGTCGCTTTGAATCTCTATTTTTGCGGATAGTCTGAACATTGTTTAAACAGCGTTTAAATGGTTTTTAATAATCGTATCGGTTCGGTTTCATGCAGCCTGTGCGTATCGGGTTGTGCGTGTCTGTTTCCCCGTCCTCACTGACATAGACAGGCAGGTCGGGCGAAGCTTTGGAAGCCTGTACGTCGCGCAGCCATTTTATTGCGTCATTATACAGACATTCCCGACGCTCATGCCCCATGTTCTGCGGCAGCCTGTGCACCATTAGCCACAAAGAAATATTAACGGCACACTGCACGACCATGGGGTTGCGGCAGGAACCCGAAGCGGAAAACACGCGGTCCATGTCATAGCGGGCACGCAGGTATGAGGAAATTTGCTCCAGGGCGGCAGCTTCGGCAGCCAGGCGCGTATCCTCATTCTCTGTTATCTGCTCAAATTCGTAGGTGTCGCAGACAGAGCGGTAATCTTCAACAGTCAAAAACATAGGCACATCATTTAGAGGGGTTCGCTTCAAAAATGGCTATCTTTCTGGCCGTTTCGGCAGTGAAGCCACGGGCAAAACGGTGTTTTCTGATCAGCGTTTTAATGGCTTGCATAGATACACATACAGGGCGCCCGTTATGTACGAGCACCAGGTATTTTTTACCGTACAGGTTGGCATCTCGTTTGGCTTGTCTGATAGCCTTCTTTTTGCGCCAGTCGAAAACACAGGCGCGTAAATAGTCCATAATTACCATGATACATTTTTTGCATTTGTCCTCCTGCCGAAAGAGGGGTTAAACGATTTAGTGCGTGTGTCGCGCTGTAGCATCCAGATAGCGCCCTCGTCGGCATCGGGGGCATCATCGTGGCCGCGCATTCCTTTTTCAAATGAAAGTGTCTGTTCAATACCTGTCAGCATGTCCGGGTCGTCGCGTTGTGTCTCATCATATACCACGAAGCCACGCTCCCAAAGGGGGCTGATAGCTTCAATACGCTGGAATTTATCCGGCTTTTTACGTTTGTCCCCTGTAATGGGCAGCTGATAGCCGCGGAGTTCCCCTTCACGTCGGAACTCGTCCAAAATGGTGTCCTGCATGAAGTTCGCCTCCATGTACCAACGCACGGCAATACCCTGTTCCCTGCACCATTCGTACAGGTCATAACACCAGCGCACCATTTCGGCCACGGAAGCCTGCCGGACAAAGGCGCGGAGGTGATAAAGTGTCGTTCCTGCCTTACCCCACAGTTTTGCCGCCTTGAAGTCGTTTTTTGTCGAGCCTTTGAATGAGGGGTCTATGTACAGAATAATTTCCGAGAACTTGTTCCATGCCGGGCGTTTGCCCCAGCGGATCCACTCATTTTTGAACACGGCACCCTCTATTATCGGGTTGTTCATGTATTCCTTTTGAAATTCTCTGTAGCCGGCCACCTCTTCAATTTCGCGCACTTCCTGGGGTGTCCATTTGGAAGCCCAAGAAACATTACCCTTGCTGTCGTAGATATTTACGCGGGTAACATGTACCGATTTAATTTCGCACCACTTGGCCAGTACCGAATTTTTGGCAATGAGGTTGCCCACCATGATGAAGCGGCCACGTCCGCCGTCGAGCGTTCCGAACAGGGCCGAGCGTAACCAACTAAATAATTTGTTGACACGTGCCGGGCTTTCCACCAGTTCGTCATCGTCGAGGTCGTCAATAATGACGTAGTCCGGACGGTGCGAGCGGTAGCGCAGACCACGCGGAGACTGACCACGGCCACGGGCAAAAAACGCCACTTCCGAGCGTGTCACAAATTCGCCCTCTTCCCAGGATCCTGCATTATACTGTTCGCCAAAGTCGTGTATATAACGTTGGTTATACTGTAATTCGGCCTGAATGTCACCGAGCAAGGTCTTGGCGTTGCCCTCAGACTTACCCACCAGTACCATAACATTTATTTCCCTTCGTTCCTGAATCATCAGCCACATGGGTACAAATACGTCCATGTTGGTGGATTTTGCAGCCCCGCGGTGCCATTGGAAAGCCGCTTTAAGGTTTCTGTTTTTTAGAATTTTGTTAGCGGCGGCAATATGGAACGGGGCGCAAGGTGTTGATTTGCCGGTTTCCGGGTTTACGGTCCAGTGCGGGAAATAGTAGTCTACAAAAGCGGCATAGTCTGCGCGTAAATGCCTGATACGTGCCAGACGCTGCGCTTCCGTTTCATTGATATTAACGGCCGTTGCAGCCTGTACCGTTTCACAGTGCTGTTTCCACTTTTCTTGAGCCTTAAGTAATTCCGCTTTTGTTGTCATAGATTAAAAACCTTTTTGGAGCTGTTCGGAAATGAACAGGTCATGATATTTGTTTATTGTCTGTATCAGTTCGGGAGTTACATTCGGGTCGAAGCTCATACGATATTGCAGCCATTTGCTGAAAGCCATAAAGACCTCTATAATATCTACTACGGACGTTTTCTTATCCAGTCTTTCAATGGTAGCGGCAAACTTCACCAGTTTATCCGCTGCTGCCGCCGTCTTTTCCGGGCTTGGCTCGTTTACAAGGTCCTCGACCAATACATCTATACTTTTCAAAATTTTGTTTACAAGTTCCGGCCGTGTAATGTTAGCCGCAGAGCGTGCCGCCTGCCAGTCTCCGTCATTTACCCATTTTGTAATCGTCTGTGCAGATACGCCCACCTTTTCGGCTATGACCTTTTGCGGTTCCCCTTGCATGAAGAGGAGGCGTGCGTGCTCACGCATTTTTTCCAGTTCCTTTTTAGTTGCCATTCATGTTTAAAGATGATTTATAACGATTAGCGCACCCACTGCGGGCGCGCTTTCATGCTGCAAAATTGGCCTAAAATCAGGGTATCATAAAAAAGAGTGTAAAGAGTTCACACCCTTTTTTGCCATGGGTTAAAGTAGTTGCAATTTTGCAGCATTGAACGACATCGCGGAGTAGAGCAGAGGCAGCTCGTTGGGCTCATTCCCCAAAGGTCGCGGGTTCGAATCCCGCCTCCGCAACAACAATCAGGTAAGGTAATAAAGATTGATTAACAAGCCGGTGCCCCGAGCGCATACCACCCTCCATCACCATTGCGGCGTTACGCGGGCCGCCGGCTTTATTTTTTTGACGAATGAAAGAAGTAATAATATCCACTGAAGCCGTAAACTCATACGGCACGCGCATACTGACCGACGGTATAGACCTGGAGCAGTTCAAGCGCAACCCTATACTGCTGTGGATGCACCGCAGGAACTACCAGGGAACAGCAGGTCCCATCGGCAGAATCGAGAACCTGCGCCGCGACGGTGCCAAACTGATAGGCACCCCGGTATTTGACCAGAACGACCCTTTTGCCAAGCAGGTAGAGAGTAAATGGGAAAACGGTTTCTTGCGCATGGCTTCCGCAGGTCTTGAACCTCTGGAAGTAAGCGACGACCCCGCCCTGGTATTGGACGGCCAGACCCGTGCCACTGTAACCCGCAGCCGTCTGGTTGAAGTCAGTATCGTTGATATGGGCAGTAATGATGAAGCCTTGCAGTTGTACGCTTCCGGCCAACTGCTGACCCTTTCAGCCGGAGAAGAACACCCGAACCTCCCCATGCTCAAACTTGAAAAGAACGACCCCGCCCCTGGCGAGGAACAAAACAATAAATCAATAAAACAAAACCAAATGAAAAAGGAATTTTTAATCCTGCTCGGCCTGCCTGAAACAGCGACCGAGGAGCAGGCGCTGGCAAGTCTGCGTCTGCTCAAAGAGAGAGCCGACCAGGCAGAAACCATCCAGTTGGCGGCGGTTACGTCAGCCGTGGACGCAGCCATCGCCGAAAGGCGTATTCTGGCAGAGAACCGCGACCACTTTATCACTCTGGGCAAGTCAGCCGGGTTGCAGAACCTGACCGACACGCTTAAGCTTATGGCACCGCAGCAAAAGCCTACGGAAGTAATCAACCTTAAACGAGAAAGCGCACCGGGTGGCGCAGCACCGGCCAAGGAGTACACCAAACTCAGCGAGGTGCCCGAAAATGAGCTGCTGACCCTGAGAAAAGACGATCCGTCTAAGAGCCTGTTTAAATTTTATTCAATAACATCCTAATGGATGCCAGTTTTACCATTTCCTCTGCCGAATCGAAAGTTAGCTCATAGTTTCTGCAT